ATGTCCGTAATAGATGTAAGGTATATTGGTGAGTCATCTGAGGGTTTTACCCATGGAAAAGTATACGAGAGCGCATTGAATGTTTCTGACGGTAGTTTGCTGGTAACTGATGATGTTGGCAAGTCAGTAAGATTTGAGCCGGGATGGTTTATGACATTTGACAACTTGGGAGTGCACGGAAGCACAAGGCGCAGGGAATCTGCTTGGCTGGATGGGGTAGCAAAAAAATTTTGTGGAGTTATTAAGCGCGAAGATGCGGTGAAGTACCTCAACGACAAAGAAAAATACGATTTTCACTGTCTTTGCAACAAGATTGAGATGGGCAGAAAAAGGGATGGGAAACATCCTGTGAATGCCTACTTGGTTATCAATGTCGATGAACCATATGCGAAAGAAGTTGCCGATATTTTGAAGCGTCATGGACATTGGGGATAATGCACATTCCGCGGCAACGCCGCAATGACCATTTAATGAAGGAGTGAATGAAGGTGAAGACAGAAATGCAGATTCAAAAAGAAAATGTTGCAAAGTTACTAAAATTGATAGCGGAAAATCCGGATTTGAGAGTATTGCCAATGGTAGACTCCGAAATTGTAGCCGATGATGGATATAATCGTTGGACGGCTGTATTCGGGTCGGCGCAGGTCGATGAAGTTGTGTCAATGGGAGAGCGCATTTATATCCGCTCAGATGATGAAGAACAATTGATTAATGAAGCTTACGACAAGTTGTATGACGACAAGTTGACGGACAAAGAAGCGGAAAAGAAAGCCGAAAGCATTGTCGGTAGTTACGAGTGGGAAAAGGTTATTTTAGTAAACATTAACGAGTCGTAAGTGATAATTGACACATTTAATGAAGGAAGTGTTTAAATGGCAAATCAGAAGAATAAAGAATTATTCTCATTGCTCGATGATCTACATGAAAATTATGTACAGATAGAGCATTACGCCGTTGGCCGAACAAAGGCCGGCAATCGTCCCTCTGGAAGGCTGCGACATATTGAAACTCATGCAAGCAATATTGAGCAGATTGCGGCGAAAATTCAGCAACAAGTTCAAGCCATGATGAAGTGAAAACGTCACAGTTCGAAAATATAGTGAAGGAAGGGAATTGGATGAATGATACAGTAGAATGCCCTTATTGCGGACATGAGAACGACATGTCAGACGGGTTAACTGATTTGTCGAGCGATAATAAGTTTGATCACGAATGTTCTTGTTGTGAGCGAGAATTTGAAGTGGAAGTAGAGTTTGACCCTATCTATAGCGCGAGTGAAATTGTCTATGTGAGTTGCGAGAAGTGTGGAGTTGAAACGAGAGACCCAGCGAAAAAAGGAAGTATCTTTCCTTGGCCGCAATTTATAGATCAGAACACATTGTGCCGCTCATGTTTTCTTAGAGCCCATCAAGAAGAATACGACAAATGCTAGTGACGAAAATTTATCGCAAGAGGAGGGAATACATGAATAACGACGCTTACAGTGAGGCTTGGAAGATACTCAGGAGAGAAGGATTGACAATCGCAGTCAGCAACGTTCCCAGCGATGTAGCAAGGATGCTTTGCGGAGAAAGTATAAGGGAGGATGATCGAAGTGGCAAGGAAAACGACTCAAGCGGAAATTCGGGCCAGCATACTGGATATGAGACGGATCTATGCTGAAAAGACGGACGAGCAATTTGCATTTTGGTATCAGCGCCGTTACCGGGTTCCAGCAAGCTCAGTATTGCAGGTGATTCAAGAACAGGTAAAAAAGGCTTAGTGATCCCATTCAGCAAGGGGGAATGGCAATGGCTGATAATTTGGGGCAAGACGAACTGTTTCCCAGCGCGACACCTCAGGAAGTACTGCATGCCAAGTCGTTGCTGACAAGATATAGACGTTGCAAGGCTATAGTACAGGAAATGTCTGGCATGGACCTTGACTACAAGCAGCAAATTACACTAAAAAAGTATGAAACCCTAATTCAAGATATAGAAAGTGCAGTTCGGCTTATCCTTGATCCAGATATCAGGAAGATGATTGAGCTTAGATACATGAAAGGGGAACGGCATAAGGTTGTGGTCCTTCGATTTGGTCTAATGCATCCCAGCACTGTAGATCGCAAAATATACGAAGGCATCGCATCTGTTGCTAATAGCTTGAAACTGTTCAAGTATTAAAAATGCGTGTAAATTGCGTGTAAGTCGCGTCCTTTTTGCGTGAAGTGTCAAGGTAAAGTGTTCTCAGGGAGAAATCCTTGGAAATATCTGAACCTTGACATTTTCATAGGTCGTGTGAAAAGCCGAAATAGGCGAAGTATCCAGGGGAAGTAGGCGCGGTACCCGTAAGTAACTCGGGGGTTCAGATTCCTCCCTCTGAAAAGCGACTCAAAATAATTCTAATATGACCTAATGGTTATAGGTAGGTTCGATTCCTGCCTGGGTCACTAACATAGGTATCATGATCTTTTCCTCCTAATATAGCCGCTCCTTAACCAGGGCGGCATTTTTTATGCTAAACAGGGGTGGTGGTATGAAGAAAGTCCAGCCTATAAGGGATGACAGAATTATTGAGGGCATGAAGCACTATTTTTACACACGAAACATCAGGAATTACTTGTTCTTTTGCATCGGCATTTATTCAGGTTTGCGCGTATCCGACCTTTGCAGGCTTACCGTGGCAGAGGTGAGAGGTTCGCATGTCAATCTGATTGAGCAAAAAAACAAGCATGCAAAAAGGTTTGTTGTCCATCATAGCATTAGGTCTGATCTGGATGATTACATCAAGGACATGAGGGATTCGGACTATATTTTTCAGAGCAGGCAGATTAAGACGGTTAGCCGGATGCGAGGACAGCCGATTGATCGGACAACCGCATACAGATTCCTTGTTTCAGCAGGACGACAATTTGGGCTGACCGAAATAGGGTGCCATACGCTGCGAAAAACATGGGCATATCGCCTGTATATGCAGGACCATAAGAACCTAGCGTTACTAATGGAAATGTTCGGACACACCGATCCAGCAGAGACTTTGGACTATATTGGCCTTACTCAAGACATGATGGACAAGGCAATTCAAGCCCTTAAGTGAAACACAATCCTTCAATCATTGCACTCATCATTTTTTACGGTGAAACAATATATGAAGGAACGCGTTTTTATTTGCTTAAAATGACTGCAACACAACTACACTTATGTTTCACTCAATTAACATTATTTAGTGGAATATGGGTATAAACATGGTGATTTTTTGCCCCTGAAAAACGGTCATTTTTGACCAAAAAAGCATAACTTACGAAAAGTTAGCGTGAAAACCAACTCAAATAACAGGAGGTGGGGTCTGATGTGTCAAGACAGCCAAGCGAATTAAGGAAAAAGGCTAAACAAATATGGCTCCGCAGCGGTCGAAAGAAGAAACCGAAGCAAATAGCCGACCAATTAGGTATATCGTCTGAACTGGTCAGGAAGTGGAAGAGCATTGACCAGTGGGAAGCAACTCCCGTTAGAAGTCGTGGAGCTCCCGAAGGGAATCAGAATGCTTTGGGCAATAAGGGAGGTCGTGGAGGGCCGGAGGGCAATGACCATGCAGTTAAGCATGGCTTATTTCGTAAATTTCTCCCGGACGATCCCGAGACGCTTGAAATCTTTGACCAGTCTGAACACCTTAACAGGATGGATATGCTTTGGCTTGCTATTCGTACCAAATGGACTAACATTGTTCGGGCACAGAAGATCATGTTTGTTCAGGATAAGGACGATACTACCCTAACATTGAAAAAGCAGAAGCAGCAATTCGGGGTATACAAGCGAGTGGATGAAAAGGGACAGAAAGAAGAAGTCCCCTTTCAAACATATAACGAAGAGGAATATGAGCTGCAATATGCCTGGGATAAGCAGGGCAGAGCTTTGACTGCACAGGCAAGCGCAATGAGAGAGTTAAGAGCGCTCATCCGGCAATATGAGGACATGCTAAGGCAGGCTGATCCTTCTGAGGTAAGCGAGAAAAGGATAGCTGAAATGGATCTGCTTAAGTCCAAAGTTAAGGCTGCTCAAGAGGAGGCGTGGTAATGGCTAGGCACAGTGTACTTCAAGCGTTTTACACATCAAAGACATGGCAAGACTTCCGCTTGTCTCTGATCCTTGAAAGGGGATTGCGGTGTGAACACTGCGGAAATCTCGTTGCTCAGGCCAGAGAGTTGACAGCTCACCACAAAGTCGAGCTTACGCCGGATAATGTTCATGATCATTTAATATCACTCAATCCTGAATTGGTCATGCTGGTGCACCACAAATGCCATAATGAGATTCATAAGCGCTTTGGAGCCAAAAGAGTCCGCAGCGTTTATTTAGTTTATGGTCCGCCGCTGTCTGGGAAGAAGACCTTTGTATCTGAACGGATGATGCGCGGTGATATTGTGGTGGACATGGATCGGATATATGAAGCAATATCATTCCAGCCGTCATATGATAAGCCGGATAACTTGTTCAACAATGTAGCGGGCATTCATAACCTACTACTGGATAACATCAAGACTCGCATGGGCAAGTGGGGAGATGCTTGGGTAATCGGCGGATATCCTGATAAGTTTAGGCGAGAGCGTACGGCTAACGATCTGGGGGCTGAGTTGGTGTACATCGAAGCAACTAAGGACGAGTGCATGTCTCGTCTTAACACTGATCCTCAGCGGCAGCATGTGCAAGCAGAGTGGCGTGGATACATTGATAAGTGGTTTGAACAATATCAGGAGTGATGGAAATGAACATTGTTGTTGAAATGAAGTCACTAGAGAATAAGTTGGGGCGAAAGCCTACTGATGAAGAACGGGAAATTTTTTTGGAAGGAGTCAAGGCAGGAGTTCAAGCCTTCGCTCAGATTGAAAGTCAGTTCCGAGAACCGCTGCTCAGGTAGCCCCCCGGTCAAAATTTTTTTCGAAGGCGCGGGGTACCGTAGAGGGGACACGATTTTGGTGCAAACCCAAAAAATCGAAATTCGGAAAGAAGGTGAAAAATCCGGTGAATAAAGCCGAGTGCGACAAAGAATTGACGAGATTGCGTGATGTCTTTGCAAAAGTGGACCCTGAAAAGGCTGATCTGGTGGATGGACTTATCCAGGATGCAGCCTTTTTGTTTGCTGAAAATGCGGAGCTGCGCAAAGTGCTTGCGCAAACGGGCACCGTGAAGATTCACCCTCAAAACCCGAATTTGCAGAAGCCGGTTGAAGCAGCTCGCCAGTATCTTAAAAATGTCGGAGCCTACGCCGTTATTATCAAGACCTTGAATGGTGTGTTGAATAAAAACATGCTCGAAGAGGAAGACGATGACTTGGAGGAGTTCGAATGAGTGCTCCTTATTCATCCTATCTGCATGAGTATATGGCAAAGTGCCGCAATGGAGAAATATTGGTCGGGCAAGAACTGCTGCAAATGTTTGATATTCTGGACGAGAACCTACGTGACCCGAACATTAAATTTGAGCCCGATGATGCCAACAAGCGAATCAAATTCATTGAAGAGAAATGCCGACACTTTGAGGCACCATATGCAGGTAAGCCGTTCAAACTGGAGCTATTTCAGAAAGCATTCATTACGGCCCTCCATGCATTTAAAATCTTCGATGATGAAATAGACAAGTGGGTGCGTCTTTACCAGGACGTGCTTTTTGTCGTTGGCCGGAAGAATGGGAAAACCCCGCTGATCGGTGCAATGAACCTTGCTGAATTCTTCTGCGGACCCGAAGGGATTAAAATCCTTTGCTCCAGTAATGACTATGAGCAAGCTGCGCTAATGTTTGACGCAATCAATGCCATGCGCGAAGAGTCCCCATCACTGGATAAGGTTACCCGTAAGAATTTGACCGGAATATACTTCGGAAACCCTAAGCGCCGAAAGAAAAAGGGGAAATTTTCTTACCGAAACAAGGGGCACATCAAGAAAATATCAGCTAAGACCGGGGCCAAGGAAGGTCGGAATATTGCGGTAGGTGCGGCAGATGAAGTCCATGAGATGAAGGATAACTCTGGAGTCATGCCGATTCGCCAGTCACTCTCTACTCAGGACGAGCCGCTATATTACGAACTTACCACTGAGGGATTCACCAATGACGGATATCTCGACGAGCGCATGAAGGAAGCACGCCAAGTGCTGAAGCGTGAATTACATCGTCCCCGCTGGCTGGTATGGCTCTATACTCAAGACAGTGAGCAGGAGATATGGCAGGATGAGCGGACTTGGGTCAAGAGTAATCCAGGACTTGGAACAATCAAAAAATGGTCGTTTCTACGGAACATGCTGGAAGAAGCCAAGACCAATAAGGCAACCCGAATATTTGTGCTGGCGAAGGACTTCAACGTCAAGCAGAACAATGCGGCAGCTTGGCTTATGGCTGAGGATATCGTTAATGCCAATGATCAACCATTCACTCTCGATAATTTGCGTGGGCGTGTTGCTGTTGGCGGCGTGGACTTGTCTAAATCAGGTGACTTGGCGTGTGCAAGGGCTTTGTTCTACAAGGACGGACGGAAGTACACCATATCTCAATACTTCATCCCTGAATCAAAGCTATCCCAACTTTCCAAGGAAGACCTGGAGAAGTACAAGGATTGGATCAAGGCAGGCAGAATTACCGTCAGTGATGGTAACGAAAATGATTTCAGGCTTGTAACTGCATGGTTTGTCAGGTTGGTTAAGGAATACGGAATTCGCTTTTTGAAAATTGGGTACGACAAATGGTCGGCTATCTATTGGGTGAAGGAAATGGAGGAAGCTGGCTTTGATATGGTTCGCGTTGAGCAGAACTGGGGACCGATGTCGGAACCGATGAAGCTTGTTGAGGCTGACCTCAAGAGCAACTTGCTTTATTACAACAATGATAGCCTTGATAAGTTTTGTCTTGAGAATACGGCGATTACGGTCAATTCCAAGATGGAGCAAATGCCAATCAAAGTACAAGGCAAGGATGAGAAGAAGATCGATGGTGCTGTAACAAACATCATCTGCTATCGCGTGTACATCGATAACAGAAGCGACTTCCTCCGCCTATGCTCCTAAAGAAAGGAGGGAATGCATGAGTATAATGGATACGCTTCGTCGTTGGTCAACAGGAAGGCGAGAAGTGAAGTTAATCCGAATGCTTAACGGTGGACTTCCTGTATTCAGCCAATTTGGATCGAACATCTATGCGTCTGATATCGTCCAAAACTGCATTAATGTAATTGCAACAGAGATGAGCAAATTGCAGCCACGACATATTCGCAATACAGGAGATAGGCAGGATTTACCCAAAGGGAATATTAACAGGTTGCTTAAATTTGGACCTAATCCACTCATGACAACCAGTGAATTCATTGAGAAAATAATCTGGTTGCTGTTCATGAATTACAATGCCTTTATTATTCCTATCTTTGATTCGGATTCCAGCACGGGAAGTGAGCGAAGGACGTACCGAGGATTTTATCCGATTGATCCGAGTAGGGTCGAGTTTCTCCAAGACCCTACGGGGATAATGCATATTCGTTTTTATTTTAGTAGTGGAGTTGACTTCACTTTTCCCTACAGCGATATTATCCACCTTCGCAAAAAGTTCTCAGTCAATGAACTTATGGGCGGCGGGGCAAGTGGACAACCAGATAATTCAGCCCTGCTGCAAGTGCTACAAACTAACCATATGCTGCGGCAGGGACTGGAACGTGCAGTGAAGATAAATGCCGCTGTTCAGGCCGTGCTAAAAATGGCAACATTGATGGACGATGATGCTCAGCGTGCAGAAAGGGCAAGGTTTGAACGTTTACTTGCTTCGGGAGACAGCGCTATTTTACCTATTGATTTAAAAGGTGAATTTATTCCCGTACGAAGCGATGCAAAATTTATTGACAAGGACACAATGGCATTCTTGCAACAAAGCGTGCTGAATTGGTTCGGGGTATCCCTACCCATCTTAACCGGAGAATTCGACGATAACCAGTACCAAGCGTTTTACGAGAAGACGCTTGAGCCGCTGGTTATTTATTTTGGTCAGAAATTCTCCAGGACAGTTTTTACTGAGAGAGAGATGGACACGGGTAATGAGATTGTCTGGTATCACCGGGAAATGAATTACCTGTCAACAACATCCAAGTTATCTCTACTCAAAACTATGGGTGAGCAAGGATTGCTTTCGGATAATCAGAAGTTGGCTCTCATGGGATATCCACCAATTCCCGGCGGGGATCGCATTACCCAATCGCTGAATTACATTGACGTAAATCTAGTAAATCAATACCAGATGCAAAACAAATCAAGGGCGGTGATACAGGATGACGAGTAAATTGATTGCAGCAGGCGGACGTGAGATGAGATCGTTCGCGCTGCCTGATCTGCGCGCCGAAGCAGACAGTGGGATCGTTCAGGGTCATGCGGCTGTATTTGATCAGCGAGTGACAATTGGTGGGTGGTTCGAGGAAATCATTGAGCGAACTGCATTTGAAAAGACAGATTTCAGGGATGTGGTGATGACGGTTAATCATAACCTGCAAAATATCCCGCTTGCCCGCAGCCGAAATAACAATGCAAATTCTACTCTACAATTATCCGTAGATGATGCGGGGTTGTATATCCGGGCAACGCTCGACACCGAGAATAACAGTGAATCTAAGGCGCTGCATGCCTCTATTGATAGGCAAGACATCACAGGGATGTCATTCATTTTTATCATACGAGATGCAGTATGGGAGGACTTGGACAGCGAAATGCCGCTCCGAAGAATCACGGATATTGCTCGCGTCATTGAAGTATCTGCGGTATCCTTCCCGGCTTATGACGGGACTGATATATCTGCTCGTGACCAGAAAACGCTGGAGAGCGCGAAAGCGGCACTGGATAGTGCCCGGTCTGGACTGGTGAGTCCTAAAAGCGAGCTAGAATTACTCAAGGCCAAATTAAAATTACGATAATTAAGGGAGGCTATTTAAATTATGAAGGATTTTCTCAAGAAATTGCTCCAACAGAAGGAAACAAAGCGCTCAACGCTTAAACAGCGTGGGGACAGCAGCGAAGATGTCAATGTAGTCCGGTCCATCATTGGTGAGATCGAAGAAATTGATAGGGAAATTGCAGAGTTGCGACAGCAGATTGAAGCATTGCCTGATGAGCCTATTGCAGGTGGCGCGACTCCACCAGCAGAAGGCCGCAGCCAGCAAGCAACAGGAGGCGGTGGTTCTGCTGCTCAACTTGCAACGGTAATGGCTTCTTTTGGTTTTAAACAAAATGAGCGACAAGCTGAAACGGAAGATCCGTATTCTACATTAGAATATCGGAAAGCTTTCATGGCCTATGTCCGCACAGGTGAAATTAGAGAGCCTTTGAAGCTTGAGAAACGGGCAGATGCAACCACCACCACCACGGATGCAGCAGCGGTGATTCCGACAACGATCCTGAATGAAGTTATCCGAAAGATGACCAACTATGGAATTGTTTATAATCGGACTCGCAAGATCAATATTCCAGGCGGCGTACAGGTTCCTATCTCTTCTTTGATTCCTGTTGCTAAGTGGATCACAGAAACACAGGTTTCAGATCGTCAGAAACTGGAAATGAACGACAAGGTATCGTTCTCTTACTACGGATTGGAATGCAGAATTTCACAGACTTTGCTGACTAGCGTAACTACTCTCGACCTGTTCGAACAGACAGTAACCGAATTGATCTATGAAGCAATTATCAAGGCTATGGACGAGGCAGTTATTAGTGGTTCGGGTAGTGGTGCACCGCTTGGGGTTACAAATGACACTCGCGTCCCAGCAACTCAGGTTGTAACTCTGAATGATACCGAAATTTTAGATTATCATACTTGGAAAAAGAAGGTGTTCTCTGCGATGCCACTTGCCTACAAGGCTGGAGCTAACTTCTTCATGGCATCTGGAACATTTGAAACCTACATTGACGGTATGGTAGACAATGCAGGTCAACCCATCGGCAGAGTAAACTACGGCATTACGAATGGTATTCAGGAACGGTTTGCAGGTAAAGAGGTAATTCAGGTCGAGGACGATATCATTAAGCCCTATGATCTGGCGAATGATGGAGATGTGATTGCTGTCTACTGTAACCTGCGGAACTACGCTATTAATAGCAATCTACAGTTAATGATGGTCCGTTATACCGACCATGACAAAAATGAAATTGTTGATAAGGCCATTCTAATTGCTGACGGAAAATTACTAGACCCTAACGGCGTGGTAATCGTCAAGAAGGGTGCGTAAAGACATCAACTAATGGGCGGGAAACCGCCCTAATCAGAAAGGAGTATTACTAAATGGCAAAAAAGAGGCAGGACGCAGAAAAATTGGTAACCGTTCAGGCGGCAGTCCCGGTGGTTATCTGGCGATCAATGCGCCCATTAACCGAACAGCAACATGAATTTGTGGCGCAAAGACTTCAAGCGGAACAGGAACGTTCTGGATTAAAGGTGATGCTGCTTCCCTATGGCGTTGAATTGGAGATTGGAGCCGCATTAGAAGAGCAGCAAGCTACAACAGTTGAAGTTGAGCAGCCGAATCTTCCAAGCGCGGAAGGGACAGAGGAGCAGCAAAAGGAGCAATCGTCTACTGACGGTGGTAACGATGAATGATGAAGAACTCCTGATCCAGTGCCGTATCGGATTGGGCATGTCGGCAGCGACAACCGCCATGGACGGCGCAATCCGGCAGAAGATGCTGCTTGTGAAGTCCTTTATGCTTGGCGCGGGCGTGTCAGAAGAAATGCTTAGTGATCCGGCTTCTATCGGAACGATTGTGGTGGGAGTAACCGATACGTGGAATTTGAGTGCGGGTGAGATTAAATTCTCGCCCATTTTTTATACCCTGGTGACGCAACTGGCAGCACGTAGCTTGGTAGGTGATGGCTGATGATGTGGAAGCCAAAGGCCCAGCAGATGAATACCCAGGTCCGTATCCTCAAACGTTCTGAGACGAGCGTGAACGGTGCTCCCAAGATTAGGTTTGATGATGCAGAAAACCCGCTGGAACTGTGCAATTGGAAGGGGAAGGGCGGGACTGAGAGTACGCAGTCAGGCACACTTGTCGTCGAGGATACTGCTGAGGTTGTCATGTGGTATAGAGCAGACATAACGCAAAAGGATAGGCTGCTGCTAAACGATGATCCCGAGCTTGCCTATGACATTATCGGGCCGCCTGAAAATGTTGAGCAGCGGAATATGTACCTTGTGCTCAAGGTCAGACGAGCGGTGAACACCTGATGGCTAGGAGTAAAAAATACACGAATCGACGCTCAATTAATCTGAACTTAACGGGACTCGAAGAGTATGCACAGCGAATTGTTGATACTGGCCGAAATGTCGATGATGCAGTTGCCAAGGCGGTACATGAGAGCGCGCAGCCTGTTTATGAAGATATCAAGGATTGGGCGCAACGTCATAGACGTACCGGAGTGGGCGCTGAAGGTGCAGACTTATCCGATCCTGAGCAAAGTGGAAATGACATCAGCGTGGCCGTAGGGATCAACGACGAAAAGGCTCCGGGATCTTGGCACATGGTATTTACCGAGTATGGCACACCTACCCAGCCAGCCGATCCGGGCATACGTAATGCTTTTGACAATAACAAGTCCAAAGTAAAAAAAATTCAGCGCGAAGTGTTGAAGCGGGAGGGGATGCCCATTGATTAACGTCTATGCGGTAACCTATACCGCTTTGGAGTCGCTAGGCTATCCAGTCCGTGAGCAGGGAACGTATGCGCCAGATGATACGCTTCCCGAAACCTTTGTGACGTATCAAATCATCGACAGCCCGAACGGTAGCTTTGCCGACAATCTACCTACCAGTCAGACAACCAGAGTACAAGTTAATTTGTATAGCCGCGATCCAGCCATCAAGCAGGGAGCAGACGACACATTGAAGTCCGTCATGCTTCCTGCTTACTTTTTGCGTGTCGGTGGGCGGGACTTGCCCTATAGCTTGCAGACAGGGCATTACGGATATACCTGCGATTATCGCTTTTATGATCAAAATTAAGGAGGATAAACATGGATAAACAATACGGGGAATTTGTAGGCGTGGACAGCCTGCACTTTGCGCTTGTAACCGATACGGAAACCGAGTATTCAGCGACCACACCGGAATACTTGGCCCCTTCTGCTGAAATTGCGGCAGAAGCTGAAACGAACAACACGCCAACTTACTACGACAATGTCCCTGGGAACAATTATGTATCTGAGGGTGTTACAACGGTGACCATCACAGTATCTAATGTACCCGCTCGCAAGGCGGCGCTACTGTTGGGAAAGGATTTTGATGAAGCAACAGGGCGTTTGATTGATAGTGGCATCCCCAACCCTCCCGATATTGCTATTGGGTATCGTGCCAATATCGGTCGAGCGGATCATCGCTATACGTGGTATGCGAAGGGTACGTTCAGCGGTGGCGCAGAAGAGGCAGCGACAAAGACGAGTGATGTGGACATTCGGACGTATCAGCTCATCTATACTGCTGTTGCCACGACGAAGCAATTCTTGATTAATGGAGAGCAAAAGCCTATCAAGAAAATTTCCGGTGATACCACTGACCCAGCATTTGACCCGACAGGGTGGTTTGCGCAAGTGCAAACGCCAGATACCTCAGTACCTCCAGCGGTTCTTGCAGTGACGAGTGTACCTGCATCAGGGGCGACGGCTGTTGACGTGGGAGAGGACATCGTATTGACCTTCACGAATAAAATCAAAAGCTATTCGGTGATGCTCATTGACGAATTGTTGCAGCCGGTTACCACGCTGCAATCGATCAGCACGGATGGGAAAACTGTGACGATTAGTCCGGCTGATGCGTTGTCCGCAGTGACAAGCTACGCAGTAATCCTTATGAATGCCCAAGACGTTTATGGTCAGGAATTACTTCGTACTACGATTAACTTTGAAACAGCTTAACGATAGGGCGGGGTAACCCGCCTATTTCTTTTAAGGATAAGGAGGCATTATCATGAATTTGAAAATTAAGTTGGATAAAAAAACGTATACTGCCACAAGCATCATGTCATCGGTATCTCGTGAAGCGATGCAGATTAGCCGGGATGCAATTGAGCTGGCCAAGTTGAAGGATGCCGTCACCGAAGCGGCTGGAGATGAAGACTACGACAAGATCGCCGAAATGATGGATAAGCTGCTTGAGTTGAAAGACCGTAAAGCAACGCTGGTCTGCAAAGCATACGGCAATCAATTTGATATCGATACCCTATGTAATCATGTAAGTGATGGAGATATTGACCTTCAGATGAACATGATTACTTCGGGGATCACGAACATGATTGCAAAAAAGTGACGGTCGGCGGGGCAGAAAATCATGAACATGATGATTCAGATGAGACGGAATCAGATCCTTATCAAAGCTTCATCGGACTCTATCGCAAATGCGTCAGAAGCTTAAATTGGAGCCTGAAAGAGATCGATGAAACTGATTTCGAACTGCTGCTTGATTTTCTGTTCATGCCAGAATCTGCCGACCCTAATACTCGCACCATTCGCGGAAAAACATTTACCCGGGCTACCGCGCCCCCAGCCTGGCTCTAAGAAGGTGAACATAATCAAGAAAATTAAATGTCCGTTATGTGGTCAGACGCTGTTTTATGCCAGGATTGCCGATTTGGAAATCAAGTGTCAGCGATGCAAACAAATTGTGAAGGTAAATACCAGGGAACAGAGCGAGCCGCACAGTAACAAGTAGCGAGCCAATGCCTGCCTTGTCGTAAAGGCAGGTGAGGTATATGGCAAATGAAAATGATATTGGCGGTAAAGTTAGTCTTGATATAACCGACTTTAAGGCCAATATTGCAGATCTAAACAGGCAGATTAAGGTGATTGATTCCGGGTTTAAAGCTGCTGCCGCAGGCATGGACGATTGGAGTAAGTCAGAGCAAGGATTGCAAGCCCGGATAAAATCCCTGAATGACATCACGGACCTGCAACGGCAGAAGGTATCTAATCTCACGGCGCAGTATGAAAAGGTGGCTGCGGAAAAGGGCGAGAACAGCAAGGCAGCGCAGGATTTGCTTGTCCGTATAAACAAAGAGACGGAATCTCTTAACAAAAATGAATCAGAGTTAAAGAAAACCACCTCAGCCCTGGATAACTTTGGACAAGAGTCAAGTCAAGTTGAAAAGAGCACAGAAGGATTAACCTCTAAGCTTGATGGACTAAAGGCTGGACTTGCTTCAGCGGGAAAAGTAGCTGCTGGAGCCGCCGCTGCTGGAATTGCCGCCGCAGGAGCTGCCGCAACTGCCGCAGTCGTAGGGATTGTTAAATTTGCTAATGATTCTGCCAAGGCTTTCAACCAACTCCAGGCATCGACCGGGGCGACGAACGAAGAGATGCAGGAGTTTAAGGATGTTGCATCCGATGTTTATTCATCCAACTTGGGTGAATCGATGGAAGATGTAGCAACGGCGATGTCAGAGGTCAGGAGAACGACCGGGGCCGCTGGCGAAGAGTTAAAGAACCTGACTTCAAACGGACTGCTATTGCGAGATACGTTTGGGTATGAAATTAACGAATCAGTACGTACGTCAAACACACTCATGAAGCAGTTTGGCATTACCGGGGACCAAGCCATGACCTTGATCGCCCAAGGTGCCCAAAATGGAGCCGATAAGAACGGGGATTTGCTCGATACCCTGAATGAGTATTCGCCGCAATTTAAGGCCATGGGCTATAGCGCGGATGAGTTTCTTAACATCTTGATTCAGGGGGCTCAGGACGGCGCATGGTCCATTGACAAGGTAGGCGATGCCGTCAAAGAATTCAACATCCGCATTAAGGACGGCAGTGACAGCACGTACGAAGCGATGAACATGTTATTTGCTCCTGATAACATCGAAGAATTTGCTCAAGCGCTGATTAGTGGGACAACCACGTCTGCTGAGTATATGGAGCTACTAAAGCATGTATCAGCAGATACGGCTGAGACCCTTGTTGGTTACCTCAAAAAAGGCGGTAAGGATGCTGGTGACGCTTTTCAGGCTCTTACGGGCATTATGGGTGAGGGCAATGAGATCATGTCAGGCATATCTACAGGAGCGATGCAAGGGCAAGAGGCTATGCAAAGGGTCATTGAGAAGCTGGCTGAAATTGAAGACCCTATTCAGCGAAGTACGATGGGCGTTGCTCTCTTTGGCACCCAATTTGAGGACCTTGAAGCATCAGGTATTATTGCGTTAGGCAATGTCCAGGATCATGCAGATATGACCGCAGATACGCTGCAACGGATTCAGGATGTCAAGTTTAACGACCTTGGGTCTGCTCTGGAAGGTCTTAAGCGTCAGGTATTGACTGGACTGAAGCCTGTCACGGATAGTGCAACAGACATGATCAGCGGCATTGTAACGGGACTGCGCAACGGAGACTGGGCTTCTGTAGGTACGGCAGTAACCGAAGGTGTCGGGACCATGGTTACCCAACTGACCGAATCTCTACCCGATCTGGCAGTGGTTGCCTCATCTCTGATAGGTGGATTAGTGGAGGCATTGGCTACTGCAATTCCCGAGGCCCTTCCGGGGTTTTTGGCAGTTGCAGTGCAACTATTGCAGACGATTGTGGGGGTGCTTGCTGAAAATGGCCCCATGCTTATTGATGCGGCTGTCAATGCTGTTACTACCCTGGTTGAGGGGATCATTACTGCTCTGCCCCAGCTCATTGATGCCGCGACTCAGTTGATTTTGACCTTAGTCAGATCCTTAATCAATAATCTGCCTAAATTAATTGAGGCTGCTGTGGAGATCGTATTGTCTTTAGTTGACGGCATACTTGATTTGTTGCCCGAGCTAATCCCAGCCGCGATTCAATTGATTCTAACTTTGGCAACGGGCATCATTGATGCGCTGCCGAAGCTTATCGAGAAGGTCCCGGAAATCATAAAGACTATTATCGATGTGCTAGTGGACAACCTACCGCTGCTTATCACTGCGGCTGTTAAGATTGTCGCACAGTTAGCCATGGCAATAATCACGAACCTGCCCACGATCATCAAAGCAGCCATAGAGATCATTTGGGCTTTGGTTAAGGGGATTCTAGGTGCTGTCCCTGACCTAATTGCAGTTGTTCCCAAGTTGTTCACGGAGCTTTGGAATGCATTTAAGGAAAGCAAGTGGGGGCAACTTGGAATCAACCTGATCAACGGAATTATCGAAGGCGTGAAGAGCGCAGCGAAGAATCTAGCTAATAGCGTGGTGAATGCAGCAAAGGCTGCTCTGGATGGAGCCAAGGACTTTCTCGGCATCCACTCGCCATCGCGCGTTATGCGGGACCAGGTCGGCAAGATGATTCCGGCCGGGATGGCCGAGGGCATCAAAGACAGCGCCAAGCAGGTCAATGCCGCGATGGATGCCATGAACAGGGAACTGGTGGTGAGTCCAGTTGTAAAGAGTGATCCTAAAAACAGTCCAAGTGCAGGGGCATCTGGTGGATCATCGGTGAGAAATAACTTTGAGGGCATGATTAGCGGGAACACATTTGTTATAAGGAAGGACGAAGACATAGACCGCCTTAGCCAGAAGCTAGGGGGATATGTTGCAGATTCTATCAGGGGGGACGGCGGATGAGCGATGTGGTTAAATATTTAGGCGAAAAGATGCCGAGTGAACTTGGCATGCGTGTCACGCGAGGGACACAACGCCCGGTGCTCCCTCCTACGGTTGATAATTTTGTTGCAGTGCCGGGTATGCATGGAGCTTGGGATTTTGGCGCGTATATGGGGCCGAGACCGTTAGCGCTTGAATGTGAGTTTGGGACTCGCAACTCCTTCGAGCTTCAGCGAAGGATTAACGTACTCGCTGCTTACCTATTAGGATCGGATGGCAGACCACGAACGATGCCAATTATCTTCAACAACCAGCCAGACCGCCAAATTATGGCGCGGTATAGTGGGGAAATTTCATTAGAACGGATCGCAGGCCTTGGGAAGTTTGTTTTGCCCATGATTGCCTTCGATCCGTTTGCATATAGCGTGTATGAGTCGTTAGACATTAACGTTGATAGCATCATACTGGTTGATTCTGACGTGCTGGTAGATACCGGATATACTTTTACAATTAGCGGCCCAGGGTCGTATGCCGCATATAACTATGGCGATTTGGCGGTTGCTCCAGTAGTAGAGTTGTCGGGGGCGTTCAGTTCCTTGAATCTCAGTATTGGCGGGGTAACATTTTCATACCTTGAGCCATTTACAGGAAATCTTACGATTGAATTTGCTCGTAAGTTGGTCTATTCGGGGTCAACCAATCTCTTACACAAAACAAACGCATCATTTGGAATGTTACCGCCTGGTACATCTCAAATGATGGTCAGCGGATCAGGACTTAATATAAACCTGGACTTGCGATTCCGGGAAAAATATGCAACAACGGGGTGATAATATGGCCGAAGAATTTGAAAAAATATTGGGAGCGGACAACGGGAATCCTCCCGACTCGCTCCGGCAGATGTACCCAAAGGTAAACAGGAACTTTGATAAGGTTAAGGCATGGTTCACCTCCACCCTAAACTTGATCAATGGGCATATTCAGTCAGCCGCAGCGCACCTTGCCGAACACATTACCTATTCCGGGTCAGCTCCGGGAGTCACGGTTAAGCAGGGAATTGATAACACCTATAACCGGATCAGCGAGATTGTGGCCCAATCTGGCGACGACATTACAGAGCTAGTGGATGCCCGGGCAGAGTACCCGGTTCTCGGGGATCGGCTGAACGCTTCTGATGCGCAGTTGGCGGATGTGACGAACCGATTGACGGATAAAGCGGATCAAGCCACGGTGCAAGCCAGTTTGACTAATCTGCAAAATACCAAAGCGGACAAGACGAGTCTGGACAGTACAAACATCACTGTAGCAGCCAAAGCGGATAAGAGTTATGTGGATACAAAAGTAGCAACCATAGTCAGCGGATCGCCAAAAGGTACGTACTTGACTCTTGCGGCGCTCCAGGCGGCGTATCCAACGGGCACAACCGGGATTTATTGCGTTACCGCCGATGGCAACTGGTATTACTGGTCTGGATCAGCTTGGACGGCTGGCGGGGTGTACCAAAGCATGGGTTTACCCGCGATAAACATTAATGATGTATCCGGCGTATATACAACAGGCAAAAACTTGGTTGACACATCTATAGTAACTCTCGGACATCTTGAGGCAACCGGAGTAATTACTAATAATTCCAGCTACCGCACGACTGATTTTATCAAGGTCAGCGCTGGAAATTCATATATAATTTCTCCGCGATTTAGAAAGATGCTACCGTATACTAACAGCAAATCACCAATATCTGCAAGCTTTGTGGATGCGGACTCAATTAATTACATCTACACACCAACCGCTGATGGATACATCCGGTTTAGCTATCATGTGCAATATGAGGCTACAATAATGATGGAGGTAGGAGCCTCTGTTACAGCATACGAGCCCTATTACAAAGTATTTTTAGACAGGATAAGGCTTAATGATTACCAAATGTCGTTTATTGATGATGGAGATAGTAGCCTGGTCGGTAAAAGTATTCTGAATTTAGGAGATAGTATTGCCTACGGAAACGGTAATAGTAGTGTCGGGTACGCCGATATCATTGCCAGCAAATACGGAATGACCAACTATGAGTATAGCGCTGGGGGTACAACTTTTTCGACCGCTACCGCATCCACATCCATACTTACTTTTATCGATAATGCGATTTCCGTGGTTACCACAGTCCCGGATTATATACTGCTAGAGGGCGGGACTAACGATATTATCCAAATTGCAAACAATACCATCAGTGCCGGCGTGGTAGGTAACACATACGTAGAGGCTGATTTTGACGACACGACCACAATCGGGGCGATGGAAAAGGCTATCTGTAAACTTAAGGCAGCGTATCCAACGAGTAAAATCATTTTTGTTGCAGTACACAACATGGGATCACGAGATTACGCTGTGCAAAAAACACTTGCCGATTTGATTAAGACGGCGTGTGAAAAGTGGTCAGTACCCATCGCGGATATCTATCGCGTAGGAAATCTTAATACCAATATTGCAAGCATGGTAGACCTGTATACTCATGATAGTTACGGCACGGGGCACGGGGATAAGACTCATCCTAACGGCTTGGGGTACGAGACTTTTTACGTTCCTGTAATAGTTGATTTATTGCGGAGATTAGCTTCATAATTGGATCATATTGCGCAGCAGACAGAACGAGAAAAAGAGCCCAACGGAATTAATCCGCAGGCTCTTTTTTGTATTCCAATATGTCCGAGATATCACACTCCAAAGATTGGCATAACTTCGAGAGGTTGTTAACGGGCAGCGACTTGGACTTGTTCAAGCACATTTCACTAATAGTGGGGTGGCGTATCCCGGTACGCCTTGCAATTTCTCGCTGGGAAATCCCTTTTTCAGCAAGCAGGCTTTCCAGTTTAATTTCGATCATAACATCGCCTCCAACGGTTGATACGAAAATAGTATCATTTTACTATTGTTACGTAAATAGTAACGATGTATAATGATAATATGATAACGAAATTCGTAACAATAGGAGGCGGAAGGTCGATGAACGCAGGAGAACAATTATTATCCGAAGTCATATCTGTTATGTATCAATCGTTTCCCGATTTGCAGATCGAGCAGACAAAAACCTCGCTGTCATTCATTGTTGCTAAATATTATATCAAGAAGGTGGAAGAGGATGAACCTCACCCGGATGCCGACGAGAAAGTCAAAATGTTCTTGTCGTCGAAGCGCTTGGAGGGGCTTAGCCCGCTTACCCTCGAAGGGTACAGATTGGAACTAAAGACATTCTTCCGGAAAGTAACAAAGCGGACGGATAATGTAGCGGCCGCAGATATTCGGGCGTACCTCGGCGAATACAATCATCTGAAAATGAGTACAGTCGGACGTAAGTTGTCAGTTCTCAAAAGCTTCTTCGGATGGTTGGCGGCGGAGGAATTGATACAGCGCGATCCTTCGGCACGTCTCAAGACGCCGAAACAGGAGAAACGACTCCCAAAAGCGCTGACCGTAGCTGAACTCGAAATGTTACGGGAAGCATGCCGGACCATCCGGCAGCGGGCGCTTATTGAAGTGCTATACGCGACCGGGTGCAGACTGTCAGAGGTGTACGGCATGAACCGAAGCAGCATTAACCGCCAGGCTATGAGTTGTCGTGTCATTGGTAAAGGCAATAAAGAGCGCGAAGTGTATTTCAGCTTCAAGGCGATGTATCACCTAAATAGATACTTGTCAAAAAGAACTGATGATTGTGACGCCCTCCTGGTCACGGAGCGCCGTCCATCCCGTAGATTGTCCCGGCGAGGCATTCAGAGGGAGATTGATGTGATTGCCAAAGCTGCTGGTCTATCCGGCAAGGTAAGCCCGCACGTGCTTCGACACACCTTTGCAACGTTAACCTTAAATAATGGCGCGGAACTGGTTGCCGTCCAGGAACTTATGGGGCATTCCGATCCACAAACCACGCTGCGCTATGCACGGATCACCGAAGAGCGTAAGCGGGAGCAGCATAAAAGATATTTGGTCCAGTAAGGGAGGAAGTAATTTGATCATTATATTAGATAACCAGCGCAGACCGGTAGCTGTCCTGGATAATTATTTTGACGATGAAATTACCGAAAGTATCAACGCAGGCTACGTCCTTAAATTCTCGATATGCCTGGACGAAGAAAAGAGCCCGCACATCCAGGTGGGAAACTTTGCGGAAGCGGAGGGGCAATGGTTCAACATCATCCGCAGCCGTCGGACCCGGGCCTCGGACGGAATGGTAGTTATCGTTGCGGAGTGTGAACAAGTCGGATACGATTTGCTACTCACAAGATTCGAAGGAGGCTTCATTCATACCGGCTCCCCAGCCGCATTGCTCTCCCGAGCGTTGGAAGGAACGGGGTTTAGCGTTGGCAGCGTAGAGCCCACCGGAATAATCAGCGTAGCGATAAAAGAAAATATGGATGCTCGGGCCGTGGTAAGAATCATCGCGGAGCATTGTGAAGGGGAATTGAGATACGACCGATATAATGTGTCGATACTCGCCAGCAGGGGGCGGAACCGAGGGACGCAATTCGCCCTGGGCAAGAACATCAAGGGAATTGTCAAGGATGTCAACGGACAGTCCGGCGAGATCAAAACGGCCTATGAAATCGATGTGGTCGAACTTCGGACACTACCAGAATTCGCAGGGCTGGAAGAGTTCGAACTGGGCGATGTCGTTCAAATCGTAGATGAAGAACTGGGCATCAACGAAGAACAACGGATCATCCAATACAGTTACAGCCCCAAACGGCGTATCAACAGCAAAGTGGTTATAGCGAACAACATCAGAGGAATCCAAGATGAAATCTATCGCATCAGAACCACAACGGTAGGTAAAGACAAATGGATGTATGGGGTCAAGATAGGCCCGGACGAGGGGATCGTAATTGAACGCTATGACAAGATGGCCCGAAGCAAATGGAACGCGGATGAATTCCGCATGCAGAAAGGGAATGGATCTGGAAGCTATCAAGATGCGCTGTATTTTGATCCCATTAACGGGGAATATGAGTTTACCGGGATTGTAACAGCCAGTAAGTTTCGCGGGGGCAGCATCGAGATTGGAAACAACTTCTCCGTAGATGAATCCGGACATATGAAGGCTGTCGGAGGGGAGTTCTCGGGCGAAATTAGCGCATCCATTATTAACGGGGGGCGTATATATGGTTCGTACATCGAGGGAGCCGAGATTGACGGCGGCGTAGTAACCGGGGCACTGATTCGAACGGCGGCCAGCGGAAGACGCATAGAAATGGATGATTATAGTTTCAGGTCCTTCGATAGCACGAATCGGGAGCGAGTTACGCTTGGGTACAACACTGGGGCCGGCATGGGCGGTTTTGTATTTTGGGGACCGAACGGACAATCCGAAGGACAGGTTTATTCGATATCCGGCGGGATGCACGTTATTGCGGATAATGAATTGTTCCTGCGGAGTTATGGAGATGTATTGATTCAAGGAGACGCTAGATTCTATGACGTTGTAAGAATGGGGAGTATCGTTGACGTCGAACAGACTATCATCGATATAATGGAACATATCGGAATGTAAATGCGAGACAAATTCATACCTCTATCGCTATAATGGTCATATAACTTAAAATCGGGAGGTAAGGAAAATTGAAGAAATTTAAGCAATTATTTATTGGGATTATCGTCGGATTGGTTTTGTCTGTACCGGTAGGCGCGTTTGCGAACCAGCTATCTCTTGTAGGTAACAAAATAACGGGAGAGTACACCGTTTTGGTCAACGGTAGCGAATTAAGTGATAAGGCGATAGTGGCTGGAAACAAAACGTTCGCTCCAGTACGAGCTTTTTCCGAGAAAATGGGAGGGGATATAAGCGTGGATAATAATACGAAGATTGTAAAAATAACGACAACAGAAGAAGCGATTCAAGATGAGACCGATGCAGAGATTGTGTCGAGCAACCCGTATGATGGATTGACAGAAAGGGAAATTTCGGAAAAAAAATCGTTCATGACAAAAACATTGATTCCTCAAACGGAAGCGGCTATAAATGCATATGAGGAAGAATTGCAGAATCCCAAAAGTACCACGAATGTAGAAAAAACGAAAGCTGCATTGGAGAAGGTAAAAAAGCGGCTAGAAGAGTATAATGAAGCATTAAAATTAATGGACGAAGCTTTATCTCCAGCAGCATAAGAAAAAGATTAAACCCCTCCATACGGCGGGGTTTTTATTATGGGAGGAACGAACATGAAAGCAGTGCCTAAAATCGAACTATTGATTGAACCAACCATCCACGATGTATGCGGGGTCATTTCTGTGGCGATGGCCTATCACCCGGGCGAAGAAGTAGAATTCATGAAAAAAGTTCATGCGGCCCTGGGAAAGAGTATTGAGACAGAAGAGAAGAAGGAAGAACCAAACGCCAAATAGGCGTTTTTATTTTACCCTCGGAGCTGATCCGGGAGAATTATATTAAATCGAGAGGAATGATTATATTGGATAACGTGTACAGAGCGATTTTACCTACGGCCAGCATCGTTGCTGGCTTTTTATTTGGAGGTTGGTCACCATTACTTAGCATTCTACTGGCTTTCATCGTATTCGACTACATTTCAGGAGTGGTTGCAGCGGGCTACGAAGGCAAGTTAAGCAGCCGAATTGGAGGATGGGGAATTGCTCGAAAAGTGATGATTCTTGCCATTGTGGCCGTGGCACACCTAGTTGATACGGCATTAGGGGATGCGCATCTGTTTCGGGATGCCGCTATATTCTTCTACCTATCTAACGAGCTGCTAAGCCTGCTTGAAAATGCTGGCCGTTTAGGAGCGCCCATCCCGCCGGTGCTGCAACGGGCTATCGCTGTATTGAGGGGGAAAAGTGGAGAGGATGCCGAACTAGGCGGTGATAGTAAATGACCTATCGCAAAGACCATATAGCCAAAGGGACGGCCCACAACCGCCGTCCCGGCATTGCTATGGCAGCGACGACAATTACCATCCACAACACAGGCAATCCGTCCAGCACCGCCGCAAATGAGCGTGCGTGGCTAACCAATCCTAGCAACAACCGTACAGCCAGTTATCATATCGTCGTTGACGACAAAGAGGCCATTGAGTGCCTGCCGCTTAATGAGTCAGCCTGGCATGCCGGAGATGGCAGCAGGGCAAAGAGTGGTAACCGTACCAGCATCGGCGTGGAGATATGCGAGCGTAATTATAGCCAGTCTCTGGACAATGCCGTCAAGTTGGTTGCTGCAATGCTCAAGGAGCGTGGCTGGGGCATAGATCGTTTGCGGCGGCATTGGGATTGGTCCGGTAAGGTATGCCCGCGCCTAATGTATGACAGTGGCAAGTGGACGGGGTGGATTGAGTTTAAAAATAGAGTGGCCGCAGAGTTGGATGGAGAAGGAGATGAAGATAAATTGATTCTGAGCAATTATCAATGGGGCGTAGTGGAGGACAATGTTAAAAAGCTTCTGGATCGTAAAGTAATCACTGATCAAAATTGGTTGCAAAAGGCCGAGAATCGAACGCTCACGGCATCGGAGTTAGCCTGGCTTACGTTTGTGATTGCATCCAAATAACGGTTGCAAAATAAACGTAAAAATAGTGTTTGGTTGCGTAGACTGATAAGGATTACTTCGGAAAACGGGTTGAAAATTTACGGATAGCAAGTTATAATTATCGTACAAAATCCTAAAGCATAGGTAAAAGAGCCCTGTCAGCATTACGCTGGCGAGGCTCTTTTTTTATTTCATTCGATGATTGCGGAAAATGTGGTAATATCTGAGATGTAGAAAGTTTAGTTGGAATTGAGAAAGGCGGTAGCCGAATATGGAAACGGAATTTTTGAACCACGTAACACTAAATACAGGGCACACACGCAAGTCATACGCGAGCGAAGTGGACAAAAAGATGTACTTTGTAATGAGACGCTTGTTTAAAGAAGCGCTTAAACCGGAGGGCGTTAAATTATTCGAAATATACCGAGCCAAGACGACCCAAGTGGGCCCAACCGCAGTTACCACGGTGTATGGACCGGAAGGTGCCCCAATCCTAACAACAGCATGCAGTAAGGAAGACGACGGTTCTTTGTGGCGAATGATGCACGAAACGTTCAATGGACCACTGGCAACCAAAGCGAAGAGACCGGCACCTTTGCCTTATGTTGTGGATCGCATTGAAGTAGGCGCGTCAATACATTTAGATGCACTACAGTGGACTGGCGATTTTTCTCGCTGCTTCGCCTGGGCCGCGCTTTTCCCCGAAAAAATAAGATGAGAGCATAAACTTCCCGCTCTCATCTTTATTGTCATTCCAGGCTCCAATCCACGTAGCTTTCGTCCGGGTATAATCGCTTGGAGAACTCGAATGTATAAGTTTCCCCAGGATACAAAACGCGAACATGCCCCCATTTTGATTCGCCTATCGATATCTTCCCCAGCGCTTCCGCAGCTTCTTCCGGTGTGTCGTGTTCACTGATGTAGTCCTTCCCGCTTCCGACGAGGATGTACTTCTCGCTTTCGTTGGTGCATGTGTGAGAAAACTTCAATTTTCCATAATTCATTCTCAAAACCTCCGTAAATTCAATATTTATATTTTAGATGAACACCGATCGAAACGCTCTGGCGCGATTCACCCGACTTCGCGGTCGAAAAAGTTACTGTAGGGTATTACCGTTTAGCTTTGAGCCCTCACTAATTTTACGGGGTGATTCGGTATATTGAGTATCGGTTCGCCGTCTACGTTATTAATCTCGATAGAGTCTTTACTTCCTACAAAAACTACCTTCTCATACCAATCAAACCTCTCTGCCACCACCTCAAACTCTTCCGGAAGAATGTACTCCGCTCCTTCATCCCAACTCAAATGTTCCAAGTCCGAAAGATGGGCGAATATAGTTGTTTCAAAGCTACACTTAGATACCGAAAAATTATGTACAATTTCCCCCGTGCTTTTGTTCTTCAACGTCTCCTTGTAAAGCGTCACTGTTTTCATTGTAATATCTCCTTTTCTTTTTTATGGGTCATTTTGAATACTTACCTCTTCGTTACCTCAACTTATTTGATAAGATGGAGGACGGGAGAGCCCCTGGTAGTTTTCCCATCCGAGCCGCTTAATGATGTCGCATCAGGCGGCTTTTATCTGTTTAGCGCTCTGCACACATTTCATCTACATATTTTTCAGCCGATGCTTCGCTGTCGAGGAATACGCACCCCCCTCTGATGTTGATGCGCGCCTTGACCTCAAACCCCGCAACCTCACTTGCGGCTTGGTATATATCATCTTGGTTATAGGCAAAACATCTTGTGCCCGGCTTGATGAAGTTCCGAATCATATCAACCTTTTCTTTATGGGTCATTTTGATTACCTTCATTTCCATTACCTCCGTTTGTTCTTTATGTCTTTATTATACATTAAATTGAATTCAATTGCAAGTAGTAAATTGAAATTAATTGCATTCAATTTGGATTTGTTTTAATATATACTCAAGAGGTGATCGAAATGAAAGAGGCAGGGAACAGAGGACTAGTAAATAGGAAGGCTCTATCAAACTCATTGCGTAATGATTTGGCTGAGAAATTTGACAAACTTCACAAGGAAACACAAGTTCCGAAGTCCAAGCTATTGGATCAGGCCGTTGAATTACTTTTGGAGCAGCACAACAAAACGACCACATAGGCATAAGCCGAAGTGGTCGTTTATTTTGTATTGCCAAAATGGCAACGGGGTACTATAATCAAAACAAGAACATAAGTTCTTATTTATCTTTTAGTTTCTGCTCTAGATAAAAGACGGGTATTTCAAAATTGTCTGAACGGGAAAAGGCGAGAGTCTTTGCATCATCAAATGAATCAGCCTGTCCCAAAACCTCTACATTAGACCTATCATTCAAAACCATTGTGTAGCCGCTTCCATTTGGAATTATCCTAATATATTTATTAGGAGGCGGAGAAGCTTCATTTTTACCCTTGTTCACCAAATTGTCATATTCATTGAGCATTTGATCCATTACCTTACTTAATTGCAATACATCTGGATGGTCGAAACCCTTCTCGTTAACTAGTCGATGGATTCTTTCCCTGGTTTTCTCAATTCTTTCCCTAAAATATTCCACGGTGTCAATACCCTTCTGTGCATATTTTAAAATTTATTTTCAGCAATAAAGTTCTTAAATATGCAGTAACTAGGAATAATTCGACATTACAAAATAATCCATTTGATTTGTTGCTATCATAGGGATATGAACCGGTTCGATAGAAATAAAGGGGTTACATAATGGATGGAGAGAGGGGTGTTGGACTTCGGAGAGGGATAAGATTTGTAAGTTGTCACCTTACAAGCAACCGGGGAGAGCTTACTCTTTATTATGCCGCTCCCACTGATATAGTTCCTCCATGTGACAGCCGAGTACATACGAAATTGTCTTCATAACTTCTACGGACATGGAGGACCTATTGTTAGCGTATTGGGATATCATTTGTCTGGATATGCCCGTTCTATGGGCTAATTCAATTTGCTTGATACCCCGATCCTTGAGGCGGACTTTGAGTAAGCTTCTCCCACGGGTAAAGTACATGGGAGACTCCTTTAATGTTTTTCTGTTACGAATAAAGAATATCACAAAACTAGGTTGCAATTAAATGATGTTACAATAATTTTTCCTGCTTAGTAACAGATAAAAACACCATAAAATTAACTAAAGAGGGAGAAACATAAATGGATAACATTTTTGATCCATTATTAGAAGTTGCAACGAACAAAACCTTGGAGTTAGTGAGGAATAATGAAAAAGGCGATTACGTTCGTTTGGAAGAAATTATATACGACCTAACAAAAAACCCTCAATACGCCCAGCATGCTTATGAACTGGAAGATATCCTAAACAACTTAGTTGGGTGCACCGCTAAAAGCGGCGTAGTTTTAGGGTTTGAACTTTGCATAGAGGTAAAAAATAAATTAGCGTAACTTCACAAAATATTTAAAGGCCCTCAGGGCCTTTTTAAATTATCTTTTTTATCGAATTTAACTGACAGGGTTTTTAAAAGTGTAAGTTCGCCTCCATTTAAGTACTGAAAAACGGACACCAAGTGGTGTCCGTTTTTGCTAGGCTTTAGCTAGTTGAGCACGCAAAGCATGAGAAACAAAGAACTACTCGCTTTGCGGGTAGAGGGGAAGAGGGTTTGACCACTAAGACCAAGCCGATAGAATTGAGGTATTCAGGCTCAATTGAAAGGAAAGGTCTTAGATGGCAAACAAGAACTATAGCTTACGCACACCAAGTAGATGTGCAAATACCACATTATGTTCACCCCGAAGTATAGACAGAAAGAAATCTATAATCAAGTGAGAAAAGACTTGATTGAAATCATGAAACGACTATAGTAAGTACAAGGGAGCGGAGATTATAGAAGGGCATATGATGCCAGATCATGTACACATGGTGGTGGCGATCCCCCAAAGATTTCTGTCTCGTCATTCATGGGATATCTGAAGGGGAAAAGTTCACTGATGATTTTCGAAAAGCACACCCAATTAAAGTGCAAATACGGGAATCGGAATTTTGGGCGGAAGTCTACTATGTAAGGACACTGGGGTTAAACGAAGCAGTATATACGTGAGCAAGAGGCACATAATCAGGCGGTAGACAAGTTGAGTGTAAAAGAGTGAGAAGCTCATTTAGTAGTCATCGTAGCAACAAGAAGTAAAACCAATTCGACTGGTAAGTGAAAGAGACAAACAACACTGACCTTGAACAGTTTTGCTGTCAGGCTAGCGTCTTTAGGCGCAGTTTGGCAACAGGGGGTTATACCCCAAGAGCAAACCACCCGTTGGACGGGTGGTTATGATTTACAATTCGTCAATAACTTCTTTATATTTATTGAATTGTTCTTCTTCCATTTCTCCAGTTATTTGCAATAATATATTACCTTTAGCGTAGGTATGTGAAAACAACATAGCCATTGATTTTCCAAGTTCATCATAGTAAGTTTTTAACTCTTCCATGTCTGTTTTTTTCTCGAAAATAAACACCTTTCCTCCTGCACCTTCTCCTATTGACGGTGTATATAATCTTTTTCCTTCTTTAAATCTCATAGGGGCTATCCCATATCATCTGCTTTTACATCTGTCACATTCTCTGCCTCTAATCCAGCATTTTTAAACTTGGAGATTACATCATCAGCAGAGATAGTTCCACTCAACGTTGTACACGCCGACAGGATGAATAATAGTACCAAAGCAGAATAAAGTTTAAATTTCATACAGTTTCCCCCTCAACAAAATTAGAGACATTCTAACACAAAATATAAAGGTCTTCCTTGCTTTATTTACCATATTTTGTCGAGAAGGTATCTATTCTATTAATCGCTGTGGGATCAACGTATGTGGTATTTATGAATTAGGAGCGTATGCAAGCTCCTTAAAACTCCCAAGCGCTTGGGAATATGAGAGCCCCGCCAAATGTGTTGGCAGGGCCGTTTATTTCAGCACTTAGTGGGTACCCTTCGCCTCCATATGTCAAATCCACAACCTAATTCGGTTGCGGATTTTTTTGTCCCTAAAAAAGATAGTTATTATAATCTCATGTCTCGTTACCATGAACACTACCACGGTCAATTTATCGTATTTGCTATTTCAATCAGTGATTGGTAA